ATGACAATGAAAGCCCTAAGGTCTTGTGCTGAAGGTACAATGTGGGACCCTGATAATGGTGGTTATGAACCCACACCCATGACTAGAGAATGGTTAGAAGAGAATGGATATATCAAATGATATTAGCTGATGTCTTACTCTGGGTATCAATCCCATTCACTATTGCTACACTCACAGCAGCGTTTTATAAGGGTGAGAATAATTTTTATGAGACTGATTTATATGATGGAGATGGCACTGCACATAAAGTATTGAAATAATGTGGAGAATATGGTGTTACGCTCTTGGAAAGAAAGAGGGTAGAGATAAAAAAGATGCTGATAAGATAGCATTTGTGAGAACCATCATAATGATACAGTTAGTTGTTACAAATGGTTTCATTATTGCAGGTAATATAAGACATTGGAACGATGGTCAGTGTGCCAACACCATATCTGGCACTAAAATCTTGACATCCCACCATAAATAACCTATGATCTTATGGTAGCAATCAGGAGCTCACATGTCTGCCACCTATCTTCCTCAAAAGACTAAGTATCG